CGCACGTGCTCGTAGCCGAGCGAGGCGTCATCGTAGATGCGCACCTCGAGGTCACCGTCGAAGTGCTCACGCTCGCGTTCCACGTTGTCCATGAGACGGAGCAGGGCATCGGCGCGGTCATAGGTGATGATGCTGACGACAGCACGCTCGCGATGCGTTGCGTGCGGCGTCTTCGGCAGCGGAGTCGCCCGCCACGGCGTCTCGCTGGCAATGCGTCCCTGTAGCTCGCGCGTGTCCATCGGGCCGCCGCGCTTGCGCGTCGAGGCGTCCCAGATGGTGCCGCCCGCGGGCTTCATCGCCCGCACCCAGCCCTTCTCGTGAGCGACGACGACGCGCGGGATGTCGCGCTCGTTGGCCCACGCGGAGAGCCACATGTCGGCCATGTTCGGGGCGCGGAAGATGTCGGGCGTTACGGGGATGGAGCGGTGCCAGCAGAGCGTCGCCGTGCCGATGACGTGGACGTCGTGGTCGCCCGTGACGTCGGCGAGGCAGTGGAAGCGCTTGGCGGTGTGGCCGTAGTAGCCCGCGGGCTTCTCACGCATCAGCGCGCCGTGGAGGCCGACCAGCGCACGGCGGCCGTGGCGGTCACAGGCCGCGACCATCGTCGCGGCGAAGTCCGGCGGATAGAGGAGGTCGTCGTCGCAGGCGAGGTGGTAGTCGAAGTCGCCGGCGTCGCTCCAGAAGAACTTGCCCGCGTCTCCACGGTCGCCGTGCTCCTGTGAGTGCGCCACGTCGATGCGCTTGTCGTGCAGGAAGTCTGGCACCGAGTCGTAGCCGTTGAGGTAGACACCGAGGCGGTCGACCTGAGGCAGGAGGCTGGCGACCGTCTGCTGCAGCGACCGTTCGCGTTCGGGGATGGATGCCAGGCTCGCGCGGATCACCAGACGTCCTCGATGCCGTAGTCAGTCAGCACACGCTTGCGCGTATCCTCGTCGACCGGCTCCGCTCCGCGCCACTTGTTCATCTGATTGCCTCCGTGGATGGTCTGCAGCCAGCTCCGCTCCATGACGACACGACGCATCCTGCCCTCACGTGCGACGCTGTGGTCGCGGCAGAGATCGAGCACCGTCTCGCGACGTTCATGCGTCAGTGCAAGGAACGGACTCTGACGACGCCATGGCCACTCGCGTTCGGCCACGCGACCGGTAGCCCAGTCGAGCATCCAGCCCTGCGGCCAGTCGACCATCCAGCCGCGGTCCAACCGCAGCTCGGCCAGCGCGTCGATAGCAGACGGAAGAATCGCATCATCGGAGTCGAGCCGCACAGTGAGGTATTGACCGTCGCCGATAGCGGCGGCGGATGGTACTTCTCCGGAGTCGACCACGACCGCAGCGGGGAAGACGCGCTCAGCCATCGCGACGACTTGCTCGCGCAGCTCCGGAGCAGTCGTCCACACCCATGTGAACGGTACGGTCACGCGCCGAAGCGCCGCGGCCGTCACGCCAGCAATGAGTGGCTCGCGGCCGGCCAGCCACTCCGTAGTCGGCAGGACGCCATCCCATCTCTCGGCGACCTGCGTCTTGACGATGAGAGTGCGACTGGATGGACGACGCACGACGCTAGACGGATGCCTTCTCATGAGAGAGCTATCCCCTGCCGTATCATCGCAGGCCTCCAGCGGGGCGGCCGTCAAGCCGCCCCGCCGTCGTCATCTCTGCGTCAGCTAGCCGTCGAGGTCGCGGCAGCGGTCACGATACCGTCCGGCCGGAGCAGCTTGGCTCCGTACAGCTGCAGGCCACGGACGACGTCCTCGAACGCGGTCTGCGAACGGTAGGCTTCGACCTCGTTGATCTGTACGACGAGGCCGATGGCCGACGGGACGCCAGCCCAGACGAGGTAGTCCGCGCCGCCGCTCGTGATGACCGGGTTCGAGTTGCTCTCGTAGATGTCGAAGCCGGCCGCGCGGCCGATGTGGCCATTGAGCAGAGCATCGGAGCTCTTCTCGCCGAGAGCCGCGTTGCGGACGAACTTGTCGTTGTTGAGCAGGAGCCCAGCGACCCACGGAGGAACGACGCACCAGCGGCCGACGTCCGGCATGTCGACCTCGGCGCACTTCGTGCGCATGTCGATCAGCAGATCGTAGGCGTCATCGCCGTCAGCGAGATCCACAGGGCCGAGATCGTTCCCGGAATCGACGCCGGAATACAGGTCGACGATGTACTCCTCTACCTCCTTGGCGAAGCCAAAGCCGGCGTTCTCCGTAGCTGCGCTCACGAGGTTGCTCGAAGATGCGGCCTGACGCTTGTCGATGTCGTCGACGCCGAAGGCGAAGTAGTGCGCCTGGTCGATCGTCAGTTCCTGTGACGTAGTGGACAGGTCATCGACGGTGATCGTGGTCGTACCAGGAACGTACGGCGAGATCTTCACCGCGCTCAGGGTGTTGATGTGGACGGTATCGCCGGCCCGCGACACTTCGCCTTCGTAGTCGCGGGAGACGAGGTTTGCGTAGACCAGCTTCCTCTCGAAGTTGAGAAGCAGCTCGCCCGACCACACTTCAGGGATGAAATCTGCGAAGCTCATCTGGATAGCCTCCTATCACGTGTTACTGTGTCCCGCTTTACGCCCGTCGGCGGCCTTCGGTGGAGGCGTACCCCGCGCCAGCTTAGTGGCGCCCGTGTTTTACGTCCCGTCGGACTGTCGAGAGTGTAGCACATTCCTCAGACGATGCGTCCATCGCGCATCGCGGCGTTGATCTCCTCGCGGTGCTCAGCGTACTTCTTCGGGTCCTTGGCGAGCTCGGCGATCTGCGCCCGCGTCCACGTCCTCTTGTCGCCGCCGGAGCCGCTCATGTCGCCACCGGAACGTGCCGGAGGCTGAGCAGGTCCGAACAGTTCCGGCACTTCAGCCTTCAATGCCTTCACGGCCGCCGAGATCGCCTCCGTGTCCACCTTGCCGTCCTCGGCGGTCACGTCGTCGAGATCGAGCAGGCGCAGGATGCGGTTGAGACGCTCCGGCTTGGCTCCTGCGGCGGCGGCGGCGATGCGCGCCTCGGCGTTCACGAGCACCTTGGTCGCCTGCGTCATCGCCTCCTCGGCACGCTTCTCGGCGTCGGCCTTCTCGGCCTTTAGCCGCTCCGTCTCGTCCATCTGGGCTCGACGCGCGGCTTCCTCGGCCTCCTGCTGGGCGCGCTTCGCGGCGATTCCCTCGGCACGCTTCACGCGCTCGGCGACGATGCGGTCGATAGCCGCCTGCTGCTCCGGCGTGAACTCGACCTTCGGCTCTTCGCTTGTGGCTTCCTCGGTGGTCTTCGGTTCGTCAACAGGTGCTGCTGACTGAGTGGTGGTGTCGCCCATGATCATCCTTTCTTCTTCGGTACACGTTTGCGGAGCTTGCTCACCTTCACGCCCTTCAGGAAGTCCTCCATCGTCGCCCGGTCGATCTCGCCACGCTGGTACATGGCGGCGATCTTGCCGGCCTGCGCCTTGCTCACTGCGGGCATCGTCTCACGCTCCTCATATCGCCTTGCTGATCTGTTCACGCTCCCGCTCTCGCGGCAGGTCATGCTTCGTCACATGCTCCTCAAGGCGCCGCCGCCACTCGCCGATCTTATTCTGCGCGAGTTGCGCCTGCGTCGGGTCGAGGGCCAGAGCCTCACGGCGTTTCCACTGGCGGAGGCCACGCTCCAGATAGCGCTGCTGCTGCTCCGCCGCATAGCGTTCCGGATCGCCCTGCTGGTAATAGTCGGCTCTCGTCAGCCCTTCGACGTAGGGCGCGACCGTGTGCCGACATCCGGGATGGAAGACACCGTCTGCCTCCGCGTCGGACAACGTCGGGTAGCCTGTCGTCATGCCGTCGAGCGAGACGACCTGTCCTTCCCACGGAGCGCAGAGGTCACAGCAGGCAGGTGAGCCCGAGATCATCACGAGGTCACGGCCGGCGGCCCGCGTTCCGTCAATGACGCCCTGCCGCTCCGCGTTGTGCACGGCCGTGCGGGTCGCCATCTCAACGTAGCTCGCGAGGCTCCAGTTACGTCCCGATGAGTCCACGAAGCCGGTGATGCCGTGGCCGACCAGCCTGTCCAGCGCAGCCTGTGCCGCCGTCCGTCGCGTGGCTTTGCCGGCGAGTCCTTGCGCTGTCACTTCAGCGATGACCCGCCGGTAGATGTCGTCGGCCGCCCGCAGCACGCGAAGGTCCGTCTCAGCGAGCCGGCCGGCGAGAGCGTTCGCCAGCGCCCGGGTGGCCGCCTCAGAATCGACGCGTGCCAACGTCGCCTCAATCGTGCCCACGACACGCTGCGGAGCGGTGCGCAGCACACTGGCGGCCGCCTCGGACCTGAGGCGGTGTGACTCGGCGAGGACGGCCATCACTTCGCCTTCGCGGTCCCTGCCCAAGCGCTTGACGATACGTCGCGCCGCAAGAGCGACAGCCCCGAGCCCCGCCACAGCGCTCGCAGGAAAGTCTTCGCCCTCGGACGCCCGTGAGAGTTGGACGGCCATCGCAGAGAGGATGGCCAGCTCGGCTGCCTCGTAGAGCTGCGTGAGCCTCCGTATGAGCCGCTCGGTCGCCACTAGAACTCAGGCTCGGGAACCGGCCCGCGCCCGGAGTCTGCCCGGATGCGTTCGACCTCCTCGGCCACGCCCTCTTCGTCGAGGTCAGGCTGCGCCATGCGGACGGCGGTCTCGACTGACACAGCTTCGGCGGTGCGCAGCATGGTGAGCGTCTGCGCGATCTCCATCGCCGTCGCGTGCGGCTCCGGCCAGACGATGACCGGCGTCTCGATGACGGTCGGCCGGCCGAAGACGACGCGGTCAACGGCCAGCATGGCGGCGAGCGCCGACTTGAGAGCCGGCGCCCAGTAGCGGCGCTTGCGGTCGATGGTCTGGTAGGTCTTCGCCTCGCGCAATCGCAATGCCGTCCCTGACTCTGCACGGCCCTCGATGCGCAGGCCGAAGGTCTGTGGACTATAGCCGCACTTGCTCACGATGCGCTCGATCAGGTCCATCACCGTCTGCTCGTGCTCGGGAGCACGGATGGCCGGCTGCGACGCGAGGATGGACATCTCCTTCGGATCCATGCCGTCGAGCTCGGTGAATATTTCACGGTCGGGGTCGAAGTACCTTCCGGCGCCACGGTCACGGTTCGCCGGATCGAGGGCGTCA